GAGAATATCACTCGTCGCCAAGCATTCCGCGAAGTCGAGAACCACGGCATAGATATCGCGGAGTTTATCGAAGAATGCGGAGATTCCGCGCACTACAACTCACGGGAGGTTTTAGAATGGCTGGGATACTAAAAGGCCCCAAGGGTTTCACCCTGGGCGAATTTGCCTACGGCTACGGCCACGCATGGCCCGACCAGGAGCCAACCCCTGCATGTTGGGGTCAAGCCTGGATCAAGTTCGTAGGCAGCGACACAGCCCACGTTCACCCCATAGACCACCGCGGCGACTGGAACGGGTTATTCAAGATCTTACCCGCTGCCGATGTCCGCGTTATGTCAGCCGAGGTCCAGCAGGATCTTGGCTTTACCCACTGCCACACTTGCGGCTTTGAGATTTTTGACTGTGAGTGCCCCGAACAAATCGATCTGGAGGATTTACTGCAATGACTAAACGAGCCTATCGGGTAACGCTTACCCAAGTCAGCAACAGACTCACGCGCTCTATCCATTACGTGGAGGCTGAGAGCCACAACGAAGCAAGCCAGGCGGCGCTACTCAGTCGCTTACAATCAGACATGATCGAGGGCCACTTTCACCAATGGGCGCCGGTTGTCATCAAACCGATAAGGGTTAATCAGTGAGGCTATCAATTGAGCAGGTCGCGTATGCTTTCGAGCTACGCGGCATTTCTGTTTCTTACGAATGGATAGCCCAAGACTTAGGCGTTAGCGTCACTTGTTTGCGTAGATATATGCGAGGGGCAAAACGCCATGGCTTTTCATTTTGGACACAAAATCCTAGCTAATGCTTAGCATTGCTTAGCTTTAGCTTAGAGCTAATGCTTAGCATCGCTTAGCTTAAGACTATTTGTTTTTGTTTGTTTAGTTTGATGTTAGCTAAGAGGGCTAAGCTATAGCTGTTTTGTTAACCGCAAGCGGAGCGTAACGAGCAGCCAAAATCCTGTCAAGTTATTTATTTAATCCGTTCAGCACTTGAAGTCCTCCAGCAGACTGTCCGAGTGCTCACCTTCCTGGATAGTCACCAGAGGCAGCAGAGCCGCCCTCACAGCACGAGCGCTGTTACAGCAGTGCCAGTGCATACCCAAGCCAATGAATCGCTCAGAGAGAGCCACCTGGGACTCCGACAGTCGGCCGCCCTTCGTGCGCTTCAGCTCCAGGAAAATAGGGCGAGGACAAACGCCAGGCAAAAAGGCAGAGTCAGGCACGAATAACTCCAGGTCGGGCCATCCCGATTGGGTGCCCATCCTTTTCAACTTGGTTTTGAAATTGATATGCCGCTTCCCCTCATTGGGGGAATGGTGAATCAGGGTCTCGCCAGGCAGCACGGCATTCAGCCACTTAATAACCCGAAGATGTACCTGGTCCTCAATCTCGCCGTAGGTAGAAGTCGTTCGGTTGGACACTGCCATCGGTTAGCCTATAAATCTGATTCATGTATGAGGGCTTCGGTATCATCCGATCCTTATCGTCAATATCCCGACACCATCGAGATACAACGCTTGCATGAGATGCACCAAGCAACTTTGCCAGCTTACCGTAACTCAATTTTTTCCTCACTCGCCATTTTTCTAACGTCATGTTACGCCTCGCGTCACGCTTTGGTGTGCAGAATAGAATCCTTGACGTGTTGGGTCAACTGCTATAGTGTTTCATTTAATGCCACTACAGGCAGAAATAAGACAAAGGAGGCAGTATGTATAGAAATATTTATGAGCATAGCTTTAGCGCTAAGTGCCCAGTAAATGGAGACATGATTGATTACGACCTAACAATCGAGTCGTCAGAAATGATTGAGGTCGAGAAGATTCTAGATGCGACCGACGATCTCAAAGAGGGTTACCATGAAATTTTTGCCGATCAGTTGGCAGAGCTTCTTGGCGGCTTTCAGATAATCACGGCCCATCATCATGGTGTACACATTAAGACTATGAGAGAGCGCAGCTAGTGATTCACTACCACGGCGGCCCGATCACGCCAGACACTTGCGCCATTAAAGCCTGGAAGGGTCGCCATGCATTTATAAGTTTCGCTAGGCCGGACCAGCTCGGACTTGCCACAGAAATTTGCCAATCATTTGGGCTGGACAATGGGGCGTTTACGTTCTGGAAAACCGGAGAGCCTATTGATTGGTCAGGCTATTATGAATTTGTTGATCGCTGGAAAAACCATCCTCGCTTTGACTTTGCAATTATTCCCGATGTAATTGATGGCGGGTGCCAGGCTAACGATGAACTGCTAGCAGCCTGGCCCCATGGTAGTCATGTCGGGGTGCCGGTTTGGCACATGAATGAGCCAGAGGATAGATTTATCCGCTTATGCAAAACGTACCCAAGAGTCGCCATCGGATCATGCGGCGAATACGATGTGCGGAATCCAGGTAAATGCGTTAGCAGAATGAAAGATGTTATACGCCACGTTACTGATAAGTATGGTCAGCCAATCGCAAAACTGCACGGCCTTAGAATGCTGAACAAGGCAGTGTACAAACACGTGCCGCTATCCAGCGCGGACTCCACAAATATAGCGAGAAACATTGGCATTGATAGCAAGTGGAGTGGAGCTTACAGCCCTAAGTCAAAGGAAACTCGAGCAAGCATTATTGCCGAGAGAATAGAATCTACTAACTCAGCCAGTGCGCTGCACTGGGATGAGGCGAGCGACAAGGTAGATATACAACTATCTTTTAATATATAGGAGGCAGTATGGAGTTATTACCAACGCCAGATTGGGCGCTACGGCACCACTACTACTGGCATTCAAACCCGCGCAGCAAGACGCGCAGCAAAACCCTGTTTGACAAGTGTATCATCAGGCCAAAACTCAATGAGGCATGGCAGATAGCTAAGTCAGATTGGGGTACGCAGGAGGATGTGGACGATGCCTGGACCACCATCAGAAGACTCGATGGAAAACATAATGGGTCGTCTAACGCTAACATGGAGTGCGGAAAGCTAGTCCAGCAGGCTGTGGACATGGCGATATTTGCCGACATGGACCTTGAGGAGTGCAAGGTGTGGGCCTACAAAGAGTTTCACGAAAACTATGTATGCCGATCCTGGGACGACGGGATCGACGAGGAGAAGTGCGACTACTACCTTGATGAGATAGAGCCGGTCATAGAGAACGCCTGGCACGGACTCATAGAGGCCATGAGCGGCGACAAGCAGCGACTACCAGAGCGGGAGCTGTACGGCTACATAGGCAATAACAAAGTGCCATATAAAACCTTACCGGACTACTGCTATCGCGGCGATCTCAAGACCAAGTGGTCCAAGAGAAGCAAGACTACTAAGTCAGGTTGGGCACAGAACTCACTACCTAAAAAACTTACCGGTCCCTGGGAGCAGGCGAACGTGAGCCAGGTGGCGGGGTTTCGTGCGCTCAATGGCGGCTTACCTTGCTGGCTGCTGTACGCGAATAAGTCGGACTATCGACTGTTTCACCAATACAACTGTGACGAGATGACGCCCGACTACCTGGACGATGTAATCCGAGAGACCGAGCGGCAGAACGCTGTCACAGAAAAATTCCTACAGGTCGCTGAGAACTCCAGCGAACTAATGGAAATGATCTCGCCAGAATGGAATGAGCTTTGCTGGCAAGAACCACCAGGCTACTTAGAGGAGGCTTACGGAATATGGAAGCGTTAACAGACATCATTGGCGAGGCAGTAAAGCTAAACGCCTATCGGCATGAGGGTGTCGGCACTAGCGGCATCGTTGAGATTGGTCACGCTTGGCACCACCAATTTAGTCAAGTAACCAGGATCGAATTGCTTGATAACTGGATAAAGGTACTCACAGCGCAGTTTGAGTTAGAGAAAATAGCTTATGAAAAAGAAGGAGGTTTGTATAAATGGAAATGAGTGAACAGGTAGACGTCTTAGCAAAGGCGCTATCAAAAGCACAGGGAGAGATGGGGGGAGCCGTTAAGGATTCCAGCAACCCCTTCTTTAAATCAAGCTACGCGGACCTAGGCTCTGTTATTGCGGCGATCAAGGATTCATTCGCTGCCAACGGATTGAGCTATACGCAATTCCCGATCCGCGATGAGGCTGGCGCTGGCGTAGAAACAATTTTGATGCACGAGTCAGGCCAGTGGATCAAGTCTAGCTATACGCTGCCGCTTGCAAAGTTTGACGCGCAATCAGCGGGGTCATGTCTAACGTACGCAAGACGGT